GGTAACTTTTATATCAACTGTTTCACCAACAGACTTACCTCTTACATTTAAGAATAGGTATTCAATATCAAATGTTGATAGTTTATCAATCTTAGTTCCTTTTGTAAGGATACACTGTCCTAGAACTTGTTTAACTGCTCTAGCAATGTCTCCAATGTCATTACTTTCCATAGCAATGACCAGAATTTTTTCTTCTTTAACTAAGAATGGTCTGTATCTAATTTTCCTTTTTGATGAAGGAATCGTCAACTCATAGGTTGGTGCATTAATCTGGGGTAATGGCATCAGTTTTTTCCTTTAACTACACCACAAAGATATGACATTGTGGATTTGAATAGGTTACCATCTAATTCATCAAACATATACATGTTCAAACGGAATGCATAGTTTGCTTCAGTAACGATAGCATTTACCTGTGATTCTGTTACAGGCAGTTTATTTAGGGTAGCACGATAATTATTTTTAAACTCTTTTTTATTGTCAATATCAGGAAATTTATAAAACGCAAGACCTTCATCTTCAAGTTTAAGTGCTTTCTCTGCTATATTTTTAAGAATTTGACCACCAGAGAGATCACCAAGATACCTAGTATAGTGATGTCCTACCAGAAGTTCTGGTTCTTCATGAGCAACCTCTTGAATACGCTCCATGTATTGCTTACATGCCTGTGAGGGATATATTTTCTCTCTCCAATCTATGCCGAAGAAATAATCACAATCCTCTGCTAAAGCATCATGCCTATACAGTTCTGGTATGTTCAGAGGTCCTACAATAGGATCATCTTTTAATCTTCTGACTTCTGCTTCTATAGTATGATATATGAAGTAAAAGTTAGAGATCAACTCTCTATAATTTTCTTTGTCTACAACACCCTTGAGGAATGATGAAACAAATTTAGTGTTCTCTGCTGCTGAATGAGATTTTTTAGTTCCCGATTTCAGTTCTTGTGCAAGTCCCATATCAATTTTTAATGTATATATTATAGCATACTTATGCGTAACCTGCATCTATTGCTTTTTTCATTATCTCTTGTTGTGTTTCCGTTCCATCTAAAATTATTTGATCAGATCCATCATATGCATCTAAATCTGCCTGTGTCTTAGTAAAACCAGTGCTCTCAAGACCATCTTCTTTGTATATTACTGGTTTCCTATCATCTTTACCAGTGTTACCAACTGCAGTTCCAGATGATACATTTGCATAGTTCTTATTGTAATTTCTACGATCCAATGAACTTATCTTACCAAAATAATATCTATCATATGCAAATGTAACCTGACATTCAAGCACTTGGTTGCCATCATATGCAACAGGCATGGAAGATACAGCAACTGGAAAACAATTTAAAAAATTATATTCTACACTTCTAAAATGATCTTTGTCAAACTTTTGAATCTTTATAGTATCAACTTTGTACTCGTCTGGATACTGCATTCTATGGTAGTATGCAATATTTGACCTATCTACCTCTTTATTAGATCCAGATGCTATGAACTCATGCCATAACTCAAAAAATTCTAGTGTTCTGTATTGATTATCAACATAAAAAGTAAAAGACACATCAGTATATACTCTTGAATGTGCCATTTTTTCAACAATGCCCATTCTCTGACCCTCTACCTGTGCTGTTGCCATAGTAGTTGCAGGTAATTCAGCACTATTACATAATAATCCTAGATCTCTACTGATAAAGAAGTTAGTGACTCTAGGAGATCTTGAACTAATATATCCTCTTAACTGTTGCAAAGCACCAAAACCTGAGAAGAATACCTCGTAATGGTTTGTCGTGGCAACTCTTTGGAATAAACCACGAATTTGTTCTGTTTTTTTGATTCTTGGGTACTTGGGCACAATAAATACCTATGGGAACTTATGAGATTATGGCACACTCTGGCATATTTAGACCTCGTAACATAAAAAAGTATAGAGGGGACTACCGTAACATTATTTATCGTAGTTCTTGGGAGAAAGTGTTTATGAGGTATTGTGATAAGAACAGCAATATATTAGAGTGGGGATCTGAGGAGACAATTATACCATATCGTTCACCATTAGACCAAAGAATACATAGATATTTTCCTGATTTTTATATAAAAGTTAGAGACAATGATGGTAAGGCAAAGAAGTATATCATAGAAATAAAACCCAAAAAGCAATGTATTGAACCAAAAGTACAAAAAAGAAAAACTAAGAAGTATGTCAGAGAAGTCATGGAGTATGCCAAGAACCAAGCAAAGTGGAAAGCAGCAAGGGAATACTGTGCTGATCGACATTTAGAGTTCAAAATTCTTACAGAGGATAACTTACCAGTATGAGTAGATTACAAGAAGTAGTAGATGGAGCAACTGGATTAAGAGATCCAGAAGATATTATGATGGAAATTATGGAGGCACTTAATGATACTGTGACTCCTATACCTGATCCTGGCAACTATTATACATTCATATACAATGCAAAAACACCTAAGATAAGATATGATCAACATCCTTTGATTGCATGTACAGATATACAACAATGGGGATTCAGAGGATTCAATTATCATTGGGGTTTAATGAGAAAATATACATGGAATGAAGTAGCAGGTCAACTATATGAAGTGCAGTCAAATGAGTTGGAAGATGCAAGACAATTAAAATATGCAAAATTCCTGCTAAATAGTTAAAAAAGAGGTCGATAAACTAATGGCAGGAAAATTAATGAGATATCCTGCTGACATAATAGATGCCAGTACAGACTATTTCAAGATAGAAATCTTAAAGAATATAAAAACAGGTGGTGGACTTACAGGTCTTGGTGGTACAACTGGTGGATTGAGTCAATTAGGCACAGGAAGTAATAGAGCATCACAAATAAGCGATCAATATGCAAACGAAGGTGCACAAAAGACTATTATATTACCAATACCACAAAATATTCAAGATAACAATGGTGCTCAGTGGGGAGAAAATAAACTAAATGATTTTTCTGCTGCAGCATTGAGTATAGTGGGTGGAGCTATAAATGCAAACTCTCTTGAAGAGGTAGGCACTAATGTAACTGACAAATTTAAAGCACTAAAAGAAGGTGGTGGTGGATCTGATGTTGCAAACTATGCAAAAATGGTTGCAGCAACAACGGCAGTAAATGCTCTTGGTGCTAATGTAACCATAGGAGGTTTACTATCAAGGGCATCTGGTCAAGTTATAAACCAAAACTTAGAAATGGTGTTTGGTGGTGTAACAATAAGAAGTTTTAATTTTGGTTGGGATTTAGTTCCCAGAAGTAAGGATGAAGCATATATTGTAAAGTCAATAATTAAGAGTTTGAAAGTACATACTGCAGCAAAGTTAGACAATGATGGTATGGGTTTTTTAAATGCTCCTGATCTATTCAGAATAGGATACTTTAAAGGAGGGTCAGCACATCCATTCTTAAATAGATTTAAAACATGTGCGTTGACCAATATGTCAGTCAACTATACTGCAAGTGGTACATATGCAACATATGAAGATGGTACACCTGTGCATATGAAATTAGATTTATCCTTTAAAGAACTTAATCCTATCTATAGGGAAGATCATGAAAAAGTTGATTCAGTAGGTTACTAATGTCAAAACACTATTTTAAACATGTACCAGACATCAGGTACAAAAATCCATTAAAAGATTCTCCTAATAATGACAATTATGTCATCATTAAGAATTTATTTCTAAGAGCAAAACTTAGAGATGATGCTTTTACCTCAGTTACATTTCTAAATTCTTATACAATACGAGAAGGTATGCGACCAGATAATGTAGCAGATGATTTATATGGTAATTCTCAATTAGATTGGATTATATTAACTGTTGCCAATATTGTCAATGTAAGAGATGAGTGGCCAATGAGCAGTGATGTTTTATATCAGTACTGTGAAGATAAGTATGGATTAGCAATAAATGATACAAGACACCATGAGACAGAGGAAGTCAGAAATGCTGAGGGTAAATTGATTCTTCCTGCAGGTCAGATAGTAGATAAAGATTATACAATACCAAATCCTCTAGTATTCAACACCACAATAAATCCAGTAGTTCCTGTTAGTAACTTTCTAATAGAGACTAGAGAGAATGAGAAAAAAAGAAATATTAAAGTATTGAGAAGAGAATTTCTAACTCAATATATTTTAGATATGAAAGGAGAATTGGAATATACTAAGTCTTCCCAGTTTGTCAATAAAAAATTAAAGAATACTTAAATAAGTTCTTCTAGTTCTGCAACGCTAGTTGCATTAGTTATTGTAGTATATGGTACTGCAGGGTTTGATTTGAGAGATGCAGACTCACCCTTCATGTCTGCTATTGATTGTATATCTGCGTTTTCTTTTGCGATAGCAAGGTATTGTGCTTCTAAAATTTCTGTTGTTTTAGTCTTTGCTATGGTTAAATCCACACCAACAGACTTTAAGTTGTGGTCATACTTCCAAGCATCCCTAAACAAATTAGAAGGTAGAGAAGATGGTTCAATTAATGAATAGTCAGATGTAGGTATGTCTTTTGCTATTACAGCATCATCTGATAGAGGGCAATCCATTGTAGGAATTACTACTCTACAGTTGCCACTGGCATCTGAGTATGCAATAACTTTATTGCGTGACATCTTTATGCACCTGCACTTGCTGAAAGACTAAGTGCCCAAGGATAAAGTATTAGAACTTTCTTCTTGGCATCATCAGCATCTTCAATGATAACTGGAACATCAATAATTATAGATGGTGGATGGACAGCTCAATAATTTATAGACTTTTTTTTGTTTTTTTAATTTTTCGCATAATCTTTTCACTATGGGGTTTAGTCCGAATCGTGGGTAAATGGACTTCAATAAATTCATGCATTCTTGATCTTTTTCCTCGTAATTTATTACATCA